GGAAACACAGGGCCTTCTGGAAGACAAAAAAATTCACATCGGAGACAATGACCTTCTAAAAGCACATTTGCTGAATTCAGCTATCAAGATGAGCGTGGAACGTGGACGCGGGAAATTGGTCAAAGTAAATCCGAAGTTACACATAGATGGAACAGCCGCCCTTCTGGACGCGATGACGGTGCGGCAAAAATGGTACGCCGAAATAGGCGAACAATTGAAAAACTGAGGTGATGCTTATGGGCCTTTTCGATTTTCTTTTTAAGAACCGCCCAAAGCCACGCGGTGAATATGAAGGCGTGTTCAAAATGCTTGACGGCTATACGCCGCATTTCACAACGTGGGGCGGCGGGATGTATGAATCTGAGTTGATCAGAGCGGCAATCAATGCGCGGGCAACTCACATGAGCAAATTGCACGTTGAACTGATGGGGGCTGCGCGTCCGGCTCTCCAAAGTAAGATGAAACACGCGCCGAATCAATTCCAGACATGGAGCCAGTTCCTATACCGCGCATCGACCATTCTGGATGTCCACAACACGCTGTTTATAACGCCTGTTTTTGATGAGTATGGAGAACCGTCCGGGATTTATACACCGCTTCCGAATCGGTGTGAAATCGTTCAGTATGGTGGTGTTCCATATCTGCGGTATGAATTCTCATATGGAGAGAAAGCCGCCATCGAACTGGAATACTGCGGCATAATGACCAAGTTTCAGTACAAGCACGACCTTCTGGGCGAAAACAATCACGCATTGTTTCCCACAATGGATTTAATCCACATTCAGAATCAGGGAATCCAAGAAGGTGTGAAGAGCGCGGCGACCTACCGATTTATGGCACAGGTCGCAAACTTCACGAAAGCTGAAGACTTGGCGAAGGAAAGACAGAGATTCACGGCTGAAAACTTTAGCAAAGATGCAAAAGGCGGCGGTCTGCTTCTCTTCCCGAATACCTATCGCGACATCAAGCAGATTGAAGCAAAGCCGTGGATCGTGGACGAAAAGCAGATTGACATCATCAAATCCGGTGTCTTTGAGTATTTCGGAGTTAATGAAGATATTCTTCAGAACCGCGCATTTGGTGATGCATGGGCGGCGTTTTACGAAGGATCCGTGGAGCCTTTTGCCATCCAGTTTTCTGAGGTCATGACAAAGATGCTCTACACACTGCGCGAACAGTCGCAAGGCAATCAGGTTATGGCGACATCATCCCGGCTTCAGTACATGAGCAACGCCGACAAGTTGGCGGTATCCGCTCAGATGGCAGACCGTGGACTGATGACGCGCAACGAGATCCGAGAGATTTGGAATCTCGCACCTCTGCCGGAGCCGCTTGGCTCTCAGTTGCCTGTCAGGGGCGAATACTACAATGTAGGAGAAACGAACGATGAAGACGGAAATCAGAGCGTTTAACTTTGAGGTACGCGCTGAAGAGAATGACGAACACGGTCATTTCCTTTCTGGGCGACCTATCGTCTACAACTCCCGGACAGACTTGGGATGGTATGACGAAATTATCGAAGCCGGTGCGCTTGATGGAACGGATCTGCGGGATGTGCGTTTCCTTGTGAACCACAACACCGACATGATTCCTCTGGCGCGAAGCCGGAACAACACCGAGAATTCCACCATGCAGATGACGGTGGACGGTGATGGCATGGGCATCCGTGTTGATTTGGACACGGAAAACAATGCCGAAGCAAAAAGCCTTTATTCTGCGGTAAGTCGTGGCGACATCTCCGGGATGTCTTTCATGTTTACCGTGGACAAGGACGCATGGGATGACATCGAAAGTGAACACCCCACCCGCACGATCCGCGCAATCGGAAGGGTGCTTGAGGTGTCCGCCGTGACATTCCCGGCGTATGAAGCAACATCGATTCAGGCAAGGGGGCTTGCTGATGCACTGGATAGTGCAAGGGCATCACTGGAGAGTGAACGCACCCGGATGAAGAAGATGGAGCAGAGAAAGAAAGCAATCAAACTTTTACTGGAGGTATAAGCTATGGATTTCAATCTGTCTGAGAAGACTGTTGAAGAACTGGAAGCCAGAAAGGCTGAACTGCTTGCCGCCCTGGATGCGGACGGTGCGGATGTCGATGCCATCGATGCAGAGGCCCGCGCCATCAAAGCAGAACTGGAAGCCAGAAAGGCCGCAGAGCAGAAGAAGAACGAAACCCGCAAGATCGTTGCCGCCGGTGCCGGAGAGGTTACCGAGACCATCAAAGAGGAGAAGAAGGCCATGAAGACCATGGAAGAGATCAGAGCATCCAAAGAGTATATCGAAGCATATGCCAACTACATCAAGACCGGCCGGGATGATGAGTGCAGATCCGTCATCACCACCAATGCCCCGGACGGCGTGACCGGCTCCGGCCCTGTCCCGGTTCCCGAGATCGTGGACGCATTCGTTCGTACCGCATGGGAGCGTGATGCGATCATGTCCAGAGTTCGCCGCACTTTCGTGCGCGGAAATCTGAAAGTCGCCTTCGAACTGTCCGCAGATCCGGCAGTGGTTCACGGTGAAGGCACTGAGCATCCGACCGAGGAGACCCTTACCCTTGGTCTGGTCGCCCTCATCCCGGCGAACATCAAGAAGTGGATCACCATCACCGATGAGGTCATGACGATGGGCGGGGAAGAGTTCCTGCGCTACATTTACGATGAGATCACTTACCAGATCGTCAGAAAGGCTGCGGCTGAAGGTATCGCCGATATCAAGAATGCTCCGGCGGCTTCCACAGCTCAGGCTATTGGCGTTCCGGTCATCACTGCCGCTCCGGCTATCACCACGATCCCCACGGCGGCGGCAAATCTTACCGATGAGGCCACCCATGTGGTCGTGGTCATGAACAGACTGACTGAGGTGGATTTCCTCGCGGCACAGGCGGCTGGAAGCTTCAATATCGATCCGTTTGCCGGTCTTCCGAGAGTCTATACTTCTGCTCTGAAGGCATACAGCGCGGCATCTTCCGGTGAGACCTATGCCATCGTTGGCGATCTGTCTGCGCTTCAGTTCAACTATCCCGAAGGTGACGGCATCGTGCTGAAGTATGATGACCTTTCCCTTGCGGAAGATGACCTTGTCAAGATCGTGGGCCGCCAGTACACCGCACATGGCGTGACCGCTCCCGGCAGACTGGTGAAGGTCGCCAAGGCTTAATGAAAGTTAAGCTTCTCAGAGATACAAGAATATGGCACAAGGCCGGGGAAGTCGTTGATGCTTCTCCGGCAGAGGTGTCATTCCTTGTGTCTGTTGGCTCTGCCGAAGTGGTGGCGGAATCTGAAGCGGTGGAGATTCCAGAACAGCTTCCCGCAACGGCAGAAGTGCCGGAAACACCGAAGAAACGCGGCAGAAAGAAAAACTGATGGGGGTGCGGCATGGCGTTACTCGACAAAGTGAAGGCGGCGTGCCGTGTGACATCGACCGCCTATAACGATGAGTTGGTGGACATGATTGAAGCCGCCCTGGCGGACATGGGAATCACGGACATCAAACCGGAAGTTTTAACAGTGTTTGACACAGACCCACTTATTCAGCGGGCTGTGATTACATACTGCCGCATGAACTTCGGATATCAGGATGATATCAATTACGACCGGCTGAAGGCTTCCTATGATGAGCAGAAAAGTCAGTTGCTCATGTCCGGGAAGTATACGGATTGGGGTGATTCTGGTGCGTGATGGCGGTATTTTAACTTTCTATGCATTGCAGAACATCGCCGAACCGGGAATGATGCCTGTCAAGAAACTGGCAAGCACCGGCACGGCGTTTTTTGCTTACCGCACCGCCGGAGTTACGCGGCGATATGAAGCCAAAGGCGCAAACGCTGAGTTTAACCATCTGGTGAGGTGCTTCCACATGATGGAGTTGCCGGAAGGCACACAGTATGTGATTTTGGATGGCGATGATAGCCAGTATCAGATTGACATCGCTGAACCTATGGTTGACCAGAATGCTATTGACCTGACGCTGATCAGGGTGGGGGATTTGTACGATGTCGTTACAGAGTAAGTTAACA